TGGCAGCCCGACACGGGTACCAGGGACGCCGACGCGCCCGATGATGGTCTCCCGGGTCCATGTGCGCTGCGCCACGCCCTCCATCTCGCGCGGGGACCAGCCGAGTAGCTCCAGCGTGCCAACGCCAGACAGCACAGCGACCCCGCCCTCGTTCCGTCCCATGACCTGCTCGAGGTTGCGCTTGATCTGCGCGGTCTGTCGCGGGTTCCACGTGATCTTCTCGCTCGTCGGTCTGTAGACGGCGTCTGGCCGTCCCTTGCTGGCGCTGCGCGCGCTGGCCTCTGCGAGCCTACGGTCGGCGACGATGTCCGCGTCGAGGCTCTGGATGGCGCCGATGCCGTACAGGCTGGAAGGGTCATCGGACCAGGAGATCCCGCGGATGTGCTGCACATCAGACGGCAGGTAGGCCGCGACACTCTCACCGCTGCCGGTGTACTCGTAGCAGCCCACTCCCCCGTCCTCTGCCGGGACGATGCGGACCCGCGCAGGGTGCAGCCGCTTGACCTCGACCGGAGCGCCGAAGCCCCGGATCGGGAGGAGGTAGGCATTGCCCTCCAGGTCTCGATCGGCCACGGCTTGCATGCGCAGCAGGCGCGGGAACAGCGCCACGATCTCCGCTGCTGTCTCGTCGTCGAGGTCCTGACCGTTGAGGCTCACGCGCAGCGGCAGCCCTGCGAGATCCTCCGCGCGAGCCGTCACAGCCGCAGCGAGCCACGGGTTCGCCGGAAGCGCGGACATGGCCCGGCGCGGGTCGTACCGCGGAGCAGTCGGGATGCCGCTGGCGTAGTCGGCGCCCGCGTCGAAGCTCTCCGGCTCCTCAATGACGTTGACCAGCCTGAACGCGCGCATGACAGACAGCGCAGCAGATCCGAGCCATGTAGCGCGAGGGACGACGGAGGAGGACATGGAGCGACGCTAACGCAAGCCCCGCGCCAATGTCAACGGGTCAAGACCTGCGCCAGAAGCGCAAAGCCCCCGCCGATTGACGAGGGCTCCACACGCCGCCAGCCGCTTAGGCAGCGTGCAACCAGAAGCGGGTCGGCATGGGGCCGGCAGCCTCCTCCCCCAGCAGCGCAGCGTCGGCGTAGCTGGTACCGCTGAGCGCGTAGCCGTGCCCGATTTCGGCAGCAGTCTCCTTCCAAGCGCCGATCGCTGCGCTGTACTCTCCTTCCCAACGCTGCCACTGTGCCAGGGCCAGAGCAAAGCCCTTGACGTAGGCGATGCCCTTGACGTTGCCGTCGAGGTCGTAGCGCCGCCCGCCGTCCCGGCGGAGTTCGTCTTGTGCGTTGTTGCCGGCCATCCGGACAAGGTCAGAGCCGAGGATCCCAGCGCTCCGCGCGTAGGCCAGGAGCGCGGCGTAGGCGCTGCGAAGCTGCGGCGTCGTTAGCGCGACCTTACCGTCGGCGTTGATGCTGAACGCCCGGCCAAGAGCCGCGCCGGTGGTGAACACGGTGTTTTCGTTGAGGTCGAGGTCGAAGGAGCCCGCGGCAAGCTTAGCCGCGATGGCGATGAGCTTAGCAGCGAGGGAGGGCGCGGCGAGGTCGAGGCGGTCGGTGGTCATTGTCTTGTCCTTGCTTTGCGGTCGGCGTCATCGCCTCCCGACACCCACACCCTATAGGCTCGGTAACAGGAGCGCAACAAGAAAGATCACGCTCCTGTTGGAAACGCGGCGGGCGGCTCAGCGGTACTCATCGGCGATCATGGACGCGAAACTGCACCGATCCCAACCGAGCGAGGCCGCGAGAGCCGCCGCGCGCGGCACCGCCTCGTGGATCTCGGGATCGAGGCGCGTGGTGCAGGAGTCCCCTTCGAGCGTGTGCAGGTGGCCGGCCTCGCCCGTCACCGCGACCGGCCAAGCCCAAGCGATCGCGACGACCTGCTCGGACGGGATCAGAAGCACCGTTCCGTCTTCGATGGTCTCGTCAGTCTGGCAGGCGTCGTAGGCGGCTCCGGTCGAGCGGAAGACGCGGACGTGGGTGGGGAGGGCGCTGGGGTTGTAGCGGTTGTAGCGGTTGTAGCGGTTGTAGCGGTCGGCGTTCATCGTGGGCTCCTTGTCGGCGGCGTCATCGCCCCCCGACACAATGACCATATACCTGCCCTTACAGGGCTGCAAGCGTCGCCATCAACTTTCCCAAGTCATTCGCTGAGAAGCCACAGCCCGCGCGGGGCCTCGCTTACCATGCGCCAAGCGCTCACCACGATCGCCTCCCGCTTCTCGATGAGCGCAGACAGGTCCTCGCCGAGCAGGGCGCGCGCGTCCTCGCTGTCTGTGGTCGTCTGCGGCAGATCCTCCAGTGTGGCGCCGAGATGGTCCGCCAGCGCCAGGACAGCCGGGAGCGCTCGCGTAGCGTCGAGCACAGCCTCAGCCAGTCCCATGGGCCGCGCAGGCGTTGCCTGTGTCGCCTGTCGCCACACCCAGGACAGCAGGCCACAGCGCAACCTGCGACAGTCTGCTGGGGCGCTGACCATGCCGGGCCACGATCCGACGTGGACGCGGTGGTTGCGGTCCGGTCTGACGAGCAGGCGGATCCCCGCGCGCATCTGCTCGATCGGGTCGTCATGCTCGACGATGCCCCAGGCGGTCAGGCGGTCGCTCGGGCTGCCGTCTGGGTTGAGCCACGCGCGATAGTGCGCGATGTGCCAGGACCACGGATCCCGCACACAGAGCGCCCGCAGGCGGCCCGCTGACGGCTGCGAGGGGTGCCCGCGATGCGTGGCGCCGCTCAGCGCTTGCGCGCCACTGAGAGCCATCAGGGCCGCCGCCACAGCGGAGGCTCCTGTGTGGGGCTGGTCGCTGTAGAGGATCTGATCAGTCTGGATCATGTCGTGCTCCTGTCATTCGTCGAGATCGCGCGTGTAGCCGGCCACCTGCAAGCCGCGGCACAGGTAGCGCAGACAGTCCCAGGCGTGATCGTCGCCTTTCGTGTCGAGTTCGCTCTTGCTGCGCTCATTCCAGGTCAAGCCCTCGATCTCGCGGATCGTGTTGCTGCATGTGTCGTGGATCAGCAGGTGAGGCCGCCCCTCTGCGTCCAGGGCGAGCCGGTCGCACAGCGCCTCCAGGGTGACCCGTCGATCCTTGATCGCTGGCGTCGTCGGCAGGCAGTACTCCCCGTTGAGGGTCAGCCGGCTGTCGAGGTTTGCGGGGTCCGCCCATCGGATCTCTGGCTCAGGGTCAGCGCGGCCCGTGCCGCCGCAGACCTCGCAGGCGTTCGTCTGATCTGCACAGGACGCGAGCCAGTCCCACCACGGATCCCCGAACCGCTCGTCCGGCTCACAGGCCGGGCAGTGCTCAGCGTCGAAGATCGCGCCGGCGTGCGTGCGGAGGGTCGCCTCGCGCTGGTAGTGCTCCCGGTAGACGTGGAGCGTGTCATCGCGCCGATCGAGCGCTGCCCACAGATGGACAAACGGGTCGCGCGTCCCGAAGTCGATCACGCTGAACCGGGGCCAATCGGCTGGAGGATCGAACGCCTGGACAACGTGGAGGTCGCGGTTGAAGTCGCCGTGAACGACCCCCTCCAGGGCGACGATCTCCCCGTAGCGGCGCGCCCTCTGCACAGCCGGCGGCAGCCTCGACAGCTTCCGCAGCAGCGCCCGCGCGTCGATGTGCGGGTTGTGCTCTCCCAGCAGGTTCCGCAGGACAACACCCGGCGGAGCGGGTCGCCCTTCGCGGTAAAAGCCGAGCTTGTCCGTCAAGAATCGGGTCCAGCCTGTTAGCGGCGTCATCGTGAAGAACATAGGCCCGCGGTGGTCCACCAGCCTCATCCCGGTACTCTCGACGGCGAGCCGGACCTGTGGCTCCTCATCGAACCACGCAGCATGGATCGCCGCGCCCTCAAACGGGTTCTTCCCGCTGCCGCTTTGCTTGGCTTGCTCGACCGCTTTGGAGACGATGATCCCCCCGTTCGGGAGGTGCAGCTCTGCCTCGTTCCAGGCGTCCCACGCCTTGAAGATCGAGCCATGCGGGGCGATCTCTTTGAGCCCGGGGCGGACATACTCGCGCGCAGCGTTGAAGGTCTGGCCGCACGCCCACACACGCCCCGGTCCAGGTTGGACGCGGTCGAGGGGCAACCGGTTGACCGCGGCGAACCGCTGGACGCTCCAGTGCTCTGCACCCAGCGCGAAGATCATGCACAGCAGCCGCCCGAGGACGCTCTTGCCGGACCGGTTGGAGCCCTTCAGGAACCCCTCCTGAACATCGGCAGCGAGTAGGGCCGCCATGGCTGCGCGCTGGCTCGTCCGGATGAACACCTCCCGACAGGAGGGGCAGCGGTGCCGCTCTCCGTCGAGGTGCTCCAGCGTGACCCCCCGGTGCCAGTCCTGCCCGTCTGGCCGCTGCTGCATCTGCTCGACGTCTGGGCATGTCGGACACTCAGGCTCCCACAGCACCACACCCGCAAGCGGATGACGCGCGAGGATCTCCTCCTCCTCCGCCCGCAGCGCATCGAGCCGAGCCCGACGAAGGGCGGCCTCCTCGCGGTCCAGGTCATCCAGCCGCGCGCGGATCTCTGCCGGTGTCACTCCTCGCCCAACTCAGCGAGCAAGGCGGCCCGCTCAGCCTCGATCGAGTCCAGGCGCCCCGCGTCATCGCTTGCGATGCTCCCCGCGTGCTCGATCCGCTGCCGGTCGCCCAGGATGAAGCGCAGCAGCGCGGTAGCGGCGCCAGCCCTGCCGGTGCCGTGCTGCCCCTCACCCTCGCGGGCAACCTCCGCCAGCGCCTCGACAGCCTCCACCCCGTAGCCCCGCAGACGAGCGCGCACGGTGTCCTCCGCCATGGTGGCGAACCCCTCGACCATCGCCTGGAACTCCGCGTCCTCATGGAGCCACCGTTGCAACTGCCGACGCGAGATCCCCACACGATCCGCGATCTGCCCATGGGTCAGGGTCGAGGCTGCCAAGAGCCCCGCGGCCTCTGCTCTCACGGCTGGACTGTGTGCCATTTTCGGACCTCCTTTTGTCGTTTGTATCACCTACCCGCCAATCGTCCGCCAGAGTCAGAAACCTGACCCCGGGTCAGAAAACTTGACGCTCCAATAGCGCGCCCCGCGGTCACTGATTGACCGATCGGCACAGCGCCGGCCTTCTCGCGCCAAACCTTGACACGTAGACCGAGAATGCCCTCCCCCGGTTTGTTGCTCAGGCGGCAGCACAGCGAGCCGCCGGATCTTGCCTCCAGGCTTGCCGGGTGCGGCGCGAGACGCTGACGTGTGCCCCCCTCCTCTCAGGTCTGCCCACTCTCTGCCGGTGCGCTGTCTGCGAGGAGCTGATCCTCTGTCGTCTGCCAGTCCTCGATCGCCCGCTCATGTGCAGCGGTGATCGCCTGCAACTGCCGGCGGGCCTCACGCAGTCGCGCAGCCCACACGCGGACACGATCGCGCGCTGCGTCTCTCGCGCTGGCCTCACCCGATGGCGCGCGCTCGCTGCTCACCGCGAAGGCTCGATCGTGCTCAGGACCTCCTCGACCCATGCGTCCGCGTTGCGCTGCTCTGCCTCGCTGAGTCCTGCGCCAGGAGTAGCGATCTGATCCTCCCAGCGAACCAGGGCCGCGAGGGCCTCCGCCGCTCCGGGATCGTCGTCGGTGTACGGTCCAACGATCGGCGCGATGACGTCCAGGACATGACGGATCCAGCGCGCCCGGTGCTCATGGTGCAGCGCTGCAAGCGCTTGCCGCTGGTTCGGGGCGCTCACTCGTCACCTCCGGCGGACATCTCGCGGGCAGTGTCGCGGGCCTCTCGCATCACGCGCGACGCGCGCACCAGTGCCGCCTCCGCGTAGCCGAGCCGGTCGCGCGCCTCGTCCAACTGCTCGCGCAACTCCCGCACACGATCCGCGAGGGCTGCGCTCTTGGCGCACTCCTCGACGAGGAGCCCCTCCTTCTCGGCCAGGGCGCGCCCGAAGCGCTCACACAGCGCCGCGATCGTCTCTGCGTCCTCAGGCATCGCCCACCTCCGACACAGGGACCACCAACTGAGGCAGGCGCGCAGCGAGGCCCACAGCAGCCACGTGCTCCGGCCCTTGGACGTCCTCCTCCTCCATGGTCCAGTCCGGCCCGCGGAGGCACAGGGCGCCCGTCTGGGCGGCTCCACGGGTGGCGTAGGCGATGACCTGCCGCCCGCTGTTGCAGTGGGTCACGCTCCAGACCCGATCGACCCAGCACACCGCGAGCCCTTCGACCTGCCAGTGCACCCAGCCGGAGACCTCGCGCCGGCCCTCTGTGGTCAGGATCTCCAGGCGAACGGATCGCCAGCCTGGGTGGTGGTGTGCGTGCTCGTCCTCTGGCCTCATGCTGTCCTCCTGGTGAGCAGGTCCATAGCCGCCTCCCAGCGCGGGCCCGGCGTGATCTGCGTCCTGTCGCGGTCGATGTGGATGACGCTGCACCGCGTCAGCCAGACCCGGCGCGCGGTGATCCGCTGTCGCGTGTGGAGATCAGCCCGCATCGTCTGGGAGACGCGCGACCACTCGACCGGCCAGCGGTAGCGATCGCGCTCCGCGATGATGACGCGCAGCAGGGCGCGGTCGGTCGGGTTGAGTTCTCGCAGCGTAGACGGTGCGCCGGCCCTCACTCCTCACCTCCTGGCCACCGCCCGAGGGCAGCGGCAGCGGCGATGCAGGCGCGGCCCAGGGTCAGGCCCTCCGACCATTCGCCATCTACCCACGCCCACCAGCCGTCTCCGTCATAGGCGTGGGCGCTGCCCGGTGCGACGTTGTCCCACGCGCCCGGTCCCAGCAGCGCCAGCAGACACCCAGCGGTCGCGGGGTCGTCGGGGTCGGGCCAGTAGTTGATCTGGAGGTTGGGCGGGTACACGGTGGAGTAGCTGGCCAGCATCCACCGCTCGTCGGCGCAGATATCGACCCCGCTCGCGCAGGTACGCCACGCGGATCCGTCCTGCCCGACCATCCGCATACCCGGCAGCAGTCGGAAGCCGGCGGTATCGCGAGCCAACAAGCCCCAATCCTCCGCCGTCGCATCCGGCCCGGGGATCTTCATCGGCTCACCCATCGAGCACCACCGACACGTCGAAGCCTGCGACGTCTCGCCGGAAGCGGAGGATCAGCGGGTCCGCGCTGGTCTGCTCTGCGTCGTAGATCCCGAAGGCGTCCGTCGAACCGGTCACAGCCTCGATCACCTGCTCGCGGGCCCGCAGCCCGTAGCTCTGCACAAGCAGGCCGCGCGGGTGCATCTGCGGCGCCATGCCGGCGCACTCCAGCGCATGAGCAACCAGAGCCAGATCGCGGAGCTTCTTCGACAGCTTCATGGGGGTCTCCTGTCGGGCGTCGTCGCCCTGTTGAATCCCGCCTAACAGCGTTGGCGGGGTCTTGCACCGGCTGAGCCCCGTCCTCCGGGGAGGTACGGGGCGCGCTGGCAGCGGTCTTGGGCTCAGCCCAAGCGAGCGAGCATCTGCTCAGTCCCGGCGACCTTCTGCTGCGCCCAGGCCACCACGCCTGGGTAGCTGCTGCGCAGCCCGCGCTCCGCCTCCGCCCGCACATCAGCGCACCGCTGGCGCGCGTAACTGGCCACCAGTTCCAAGCCGGTGTCGGTGATCGTGTAGCCCTCCAAGCCACGGACGGTGACGCGGCTGGCGAGCCCACGCCGATGCAGAGCGCGAAGCTGCGTGATCGTGTTGCCCTGCCCGCCCGTGAGGCTGGGGCTATAGGCGCCGGGCATGGTGAGCGCAGCAAGCTGCTGTCCAGCGAGGTACTGAAGCGCGACAGTCAGTGCAGGGGTCATCGTGCGGGTCATGGTGTAGTCCTTGGTTGCGGGGGCTTCATCGCCCCCCGACATGAACAGTCTATAGCGGCTGTAATAGATGGCAAGCGTTCGATCGCATTTTCTGCAAGATTCTTAGGCCCGATCAGTGAAAGTCCGGCCCGCGTGACGATTCCCGCGCCGTCATCCCGACCCACTCGCGCGGAGGCTTGCCGATCCGCTCGTGGATGTCACTCGACGCCAGCCGGACCTCGTCAAGCTCCGCAGGCGCGCAGAGCGTCCGCAGGCGCCTGCTGCCGACCTCCAGGACAACAAGCCGGGACAGTGACCCAGAGACCACCCAGGCAGCGCGAGAGACGCCCACAGAGCCCCCAGAGGCCAAAAGGCGGACCGTCACGACGGCGCCCGGCCTGAGATGCTGAGGCGCGACCGTCACAGCGTCGCCGCATGCAAGAGAGCCTCGGCCATCGCGTCCTCGATCTCCTGCCCTGCGTCGAGAGCAAGCCGCGCAAACTCCTCGCGGGACTGGCCACCGTTGACGGCGTCCCAGGTCTCGCCGTCGATCGTGTCCAGCCACGCCACAGCCTCCGCGAGCGGGTCAGCGTCGCCAGTGTGCCGCATGACGCGCGCGCGCTCGTCCTGGTCGAGGGTCGCGAGGACCTCCGCGGAGGGGTTGCCGGTGCGCCGGCGCTGCTGCCGGTGGCAATCCCACAGCGTCACAGTGCCGTCCTGGTGGTAGATCGTGCGGTAGGGGTCGCGGTTCATGTCGTGCTCCGTTGCTTGCCGTCATTCTGCACCCGGAAAGCCCCCTCCGGGCGAGCCGGTAGGGGGCGGGCGGGCGAGTGACGAGATCACCCCAGGGCGATCCGGAGTCGCGCGATCCGCGTAGCCGTTGCGGCGACCGTGGTGGCTACGTCGGCCTCGTCGTCATCGTCCGACAGCATGGAAACGCGGAGACCCTCCAAGCGAGTCGCGTAGTCCTCCAGATCAGAGGCCGAAACAAAGCCCGCAGCGATAGCCGCGGAAACAGTAGCGACGGCAGAGCGAGCAGCGAGGATGCAGGCGGCAGCGTTGCGGGTCATGGTCGGCTCCGGTGTTGTGGCGGGGCTTCATCGCCCCCCGACATGAACACTTTATAGTAGCCCTCACAGGATGGCAAGGGACGGCTCCAACTTTCCCTAAAAGAATCCGCGCCGATCGCCCAAACCGCCCACGCTGCGCCCGTTCTGAGATCCGATCAATCGTAGAGATCGCGGGTAATCAGATCGCTGAACGTGGTGAACGCGCCTTCAAACGCCAGGGGCACCGCGCCGGTGGGCCCGTTCCGCTGCTTCGCCACGATGAGGTCGGCCTCCCCCTGCCGGGTCGAGGTCTCCGGGTGGTAGTAGTCGTCACGGTAGAGAAAGGCCACGACGTCCGCGTCCTGCTCAATCGCGCCCGATTCGCGGAGGTCCGACAACTGCGGGATCGGTGGCTTGCGGTGCTCAACGTTGCGGTTGAGTTGCGACAGCGCGAGAACGCAGACCCCAAGCTCTTTCGCCATCACTTTGAGCCCGCGGCTGGCGTTGCTGATCTGCTGCTGCCGGCCTTCGGCCCCCTCGCCCTCCATGAGCCCGATGTAATCCACGACGATCAGCGCGAGATCGGGGCACATCGCCCGCAATCGGCGCGCTCGGGATCGAAGCTGCGTGATCGTGACTCCTGGTGTCTCGTCGATGTGGAGCGGGAGGTCATGCACGACAGAGGCCGCCCGGTTGATCGCGTCAACGTCGCGCTCGTTGAGATCGCCCGTCCTGACCTTGCCAGCGAAGACCCGCGACTCTGCCACAATCAGCCGTGTGACAAGCTGCGAAGCACCCATCTCCAGGCTGAAGAACCCGACCGCGAGCCCTTGATCGGCGACACTGCGCGCGATCTTCAGGGCGAGCGCCGTCTTGCCCATCGCGGGACGCGCTGCCAGGATGACCAGATCGGTGCGATGCAGGCCCGCGAGGATCTCGTCGACCGCGCGCAGCCCGGTGGAGACCTCGATCGCTCCGTCGCGCTGCATCCGGGCCTCGACCTCGTCCAGGGCGCCCAGGGTCGCCACAGACGCCGGGATCCAGCCTCCAGCCTGCTGGCCCTCGCCGTCGATGCTGAGCACGACGGATCCGGCTCTGTCGAGCGCCTCGCGGGGTGTGCTGCTCATGTCCTCCGCACAGGAGGCCACAGTGCGCGCGGCGTCCTGGAGGTCGCGCCGGACCTTCATGCCCCGCACGATCCGCGCGTAGTGCTGCCAGTTCTCAAGGCTCGCCACCGTGTCCGGGAGCCCTGCCACGTAGGACAGCCCCCCGACCGCGTCAGTCATCCCCAGCGCAACGACACGCTCCGCCAGTGCGACGAGTTCGATCGGCTCTGCCTTGTCGAGCATCGAAAGGATCAAGCGGACGAGGTGCTTGTGGGCATCTCTGTGGAAATCCTCAGGCGAGACCATCGCGGCCACCTGAGAGACGAGATCCGCGCCCCCCTCGATCATCTGGCCGATCAGGGTGCGCTCGGCCTCTGTGCTGTGCAGTGTCGCGCTCATTCCTCGCCTCCTGCTCGCGCATCCATCAGCGCGATGAATCGGGCCCGCTTGTCGTTGCGGGTGGCCTTGTCGTCGTAGTTCTGGCGGAACCATGCCACAGAGATCCCCGCGGACTCCATGGCCCGGCAGATCCGGCGCCAGTGCCTCCGGCCACCTGCTCGCGCTTCGACGCGGACCCGGAGGTCTCGCACGCCCGACGGGCCAGCAGTTGCAGCGGTCTCCAGCGCAGCCAGCCAACGAGCCCCGCCGGTAGCGCCCTGGGTAGCCCTACGGGGC